AAACTAATGCCACTTAAGAAAGAAGCTGTGGCTCAAGACCCAATGTCTGATATTAGAACTGCTGCACAAGGCAAACCTATTAAGGCATTTACTGGTCAAAACCACGATGCACACATTGCAGTTAAGACTGCCTTCTTGCAAGACCCAACCAATGCAAAGAACCCAGCAATGCCACGTATTGCTGCTGCACTACAGGCTAATATTTCTGAGCATACTATTCTTCGTTATGAAGAACAACTTGCAGGTCTTACACAACAGGCACAACAACAGATTGCTCAGAACCCAGCTATGGCTCAGCAAATACAACAACAACTTGCACAGGCTCCAGAGCCAGAAGCAATGGTACAGGCTGAAGCTGCACAGAAACTTTTACAGATGCACCAGCAAATTATGCAGGGTGGTCCGATGTCTCCTGAGCAACAAATGGTTCAGCTGGAAGGACAGCGTATTCAAGTTGAAGCTGCTAAGAACCAAACACAGGCTGCTAAAGCTCAAGTCGATGCCGCACTTAAAAACCGTGCGCTTGACCTCAAAGAACAAGAGATTGTTATTGACGCACAAGAAGCAGGTATTGATAAGCAGATGACTGCAATGCAAAAAGAAGAAGACCGTAGTAACAAACGTGCTATCGAAGCAATGAAACTATTGGGCGACCTTCTTAAGGCTCAAGATAAAAATGAGCTTGACGAGTCAAAAGCTTCTGCTCAGTTGTTAATGGATTTAATTAAACAAGGTGGTATTAATTAGTGCTATACGAACAGTTACTAAAAGAACTACAAAAAGAAATTGAAATAATAAAAGATTCGCTTGCGTATGGGACCGCTTCGGATTATGCTAGTTATCGTGAGACAGTTGGAACGATAGCAGGGATTGAGAAATCAATAGGTCTTGTGAAAGACTATCTCAACAAGTATATAGAAGAGGACTAAACAAATGAGAGCAGCTTCAAGTGCTTTAAAAAATGATGAATGGATTACAGAAGAAAATGTTAAAGACCCCAGCCCACTACCAGAGATTCCAGGATACCACATTCTCGTACGTCCTGTCTCTGTTAAACAGGCAACAAAGGGCGGTATTATTCTTCCTGACTCAACCAAATCGGACATGGCTTATCTTACAACAGTGGGTCGTGTTTTAAAAATAGGGAACCTAGCTTACCAAGATTCTAAGTTTGATGGTAAGCCGTGGTGCAAGGAGGGAGACTATGTGTGCTACGGCAAGCATACAGGCGATAAGTTTTTGTATAAAGGTGTCCAACTCTTACTTCTCTTTGATGATGCTATTAAAATGGTAGTCAAAGATGCAAAAGATTTAGACCCAACATTTAACTTATCGAATTAATTTACAGTGTTGCTATTGTGACACAGTAATTTTTACTATATAATATACTACATCAGCGTTATTCGTCTTATTCGCTGAGGACGTTAAACAGGAGAATATAAAATGGCAGAGACTGAATGGTCTACTATTACACCTGAAAAGGGTGAACCCCAAGAAAAAATTGAATTTGAAATTGAAGGTCAGGAAGAAGAGGAGACTCCATCTGTTGAAGCATCAGCAGAAGTAGAAGCTCCCAAAAAACCTGAGATAGAAATTGAACAGGAAGAAGAACCAGCTGTTACGGCTGAAGCTTCCGAAGAAGAAGAAGAGAAAGCCGTAGAAGGTGTTGAAACCTCTGGCGCTCAGAAAAGAATAAGGCAGCTTGTCAGTCAAAAGAAAGAGCGTGAAGCTGAGATTGAAAAACTTCTTGAAAGCAACAAGCAAATGCAGCTTGCGCTTGAACAACAGAAACAAGAATACCTTGAAGCTGTTGGAACTAACCTTAAAAGTTCTGAAGCACAGATTAATGAAAAGCTTGTTATCGCTAGAGATTCTTATAAAAGAGCGATTGATAGTGGTGATTCAGATTTAATCTTACAAGCACAAGAGTATTTAAATAATGCACAGCAAGACGTAGTTCGTTTAGCCGATGCAAAGAGACAGTATGAGGCGCTTACTCCAGCACAGAAAAATGCTGTAGCTGAACAGCAAGTGACCCAACAACAACAAGCAGCCCCTGAGACTTACAATGGTTACGGCCTTAAAGCATATCAGTGGGCAGCAAGTAATGAATGGTTTAATCAAGACCAGATTCTTACAAACGCTGCATTGGTTATTGATGCACAACTTAAAGAAGAAGGTTTTGACCCAGAGGAAGATGAGTACTATCAAGAGATTGATAGACGCTTAGCAGAAAACTTCCCACAGAAATTTGGCAAAGCTACCGAAGAAGTAGTGGCCGAACAACCCCGTAAGAAGTCTACGTCAACGGCTTCTCAAGTAGTAGCTGGAGCTTCGCACACTTCAGCATCCCCTTCTAATAAGAAAGTTAAACTCTCGCAAGAAGATGTACGACTCGCACAAAAATGGGGAATTACACTTGAACAGTATGCTGCTGAAAAGCTGAAAGTTGAATCAGCTGGTGAAGGCGAATATACAACAATTAACAGATAGTTGCGAAAGGATACATAGATATTATGGCACGAAACACTACACGTGAACACCAGACTCGTGAACTGGATACAAGAGAAACAGATGACTACGAATACGTTGAACCGAACCTTTTAGATATTCCTCAGTTTGTCACACACAGATTTGAAGACCAAGGAATGAAACTACGTTGGATACGCATCTCCCTTAAAGGTAAAGACGACTATACAAATGTTGGCAAGCGATTAGCTGAAGGCTGGGAGTTTGTTTCTCTGGACGAAGTACCTGAATTAGGACACACCTCTATGGTTAGAGACGAAGGTCGTTATTCTGGTACTGTTTGCCGTGGGGACTTGGCTCTTGCCAAAATGCCCATTAGACGTGCAGAAGCACGGCAACGTCACTTTGAAGATGCATCTGCAGAAATGGTTGACGCAGTTAACTCTCAACTTGAGAATGCTTCAGACCGCAAGATGCCTGTTCGAAACCAAAGTAAAACAAACGTAACCAGAGGCCGCACACCGTCTTTCGATTAGACAAGTGGAGTCTGGTTATTTCATTCACATAGAATTAAGGAGAATAAAACATGTCTGCTACTAAAGTAACTGGACTTTCACTCTCTCGTATTCGTGGTGGTTCGCCAAACAGTCATGCCCTGAACTCTTATCCTATTGCTTCAGGCGCAACCGCAATGTATACAGGTACTCCTGTACGCCTTGCATCTGGTACGCTTACACCATGCGTAACTACAACTGAGGTTCCAATCGGAACTTTCCAAGGTTGCAGCTACGTTCAAGACGGGACACCAACTTTTAAATCTTACTACTCTGGCGTGTCTGCTTCAGACATCGTTGGTTTGGTAAATGACAATCCTAACCAAACTTATATCATCTCTACAAACGTATCTGTAGCTGCTGGTATTGTTGGTCGTAACGTAGAAGCCAGTGCAATCGCTGCTGGTTCTGCTTTCACAGGACGTTCTTCAATTGTGGCTACTACATCAGCTGGCGGCACAGGTAAAGCAACTAATGGTCTTTTCCGTGTCCTTGGTATCGTAGATGAGCCTAGCAACGAATATGGCGATGCCTACACAAAACTGGAAGTAGTCTTCAACTATGATGCTGCTGATTACCAGAATGCTGTAGTATCTGCTGTTGTAACAACAACCAACTAAGGGAGATAATTAAAAATGGCTATTAATAGAGGAAGTATTTCCAAAGAGCTGCTCCCAGGTCTGAACGCTGTATTCGGCGTTGAGTATGGGGAAGTCTCTGATGAACATGCACCGTTGTTTGATACTGAAAATTCAGACCGTGCATTCGAAGAAGAAGTTCTCTTCACAGGCTTTGGCACTGCACCTGTAAAAGGTGAAGGTGCTGCTGTGTCTTATGATGACGCACAAGAAAGCTACACTGCTCGTTACACACACGAGACTGTTGCTCTTGGCTTCGCCATCACAGAAGAAGCAATGGAAGATAACTTGTATGACACATTTGCTAAACTGCGTGCCAAAGGTCTGGCTCGTGCGATGGCAAACACCAAACAAGTTAAAGCTGCTGATGTATTCAACAACGGCTTCAACAGTTCATATGCTGGTGGCGATGGTCAACCATTGTTCTCAGCAACCCACGGCACGATTGGCGATGGCAACCAAAGCAACCTGCTTTCAGCCGCTGACCTTTCAGAAGCATCTCTTGAGACTGCATTGATTTCAATCTCAAAAATTAAAGATGACCGTGGTATCCTGATTGGTGCGCAAGCCGAAAGCCTGCACATCCCTTCAGACTTGGCATTCACTGCAGACCAAATTCTGAACTCTGCTTTGTCAACGACTGTAGTTACGAACAGCACAACTGGCGTAACGAATGTTAACGACATCAACAGCATTCGGAACCAAGGTCTTGTTCCTGGTGGCTTCTACGTAAACCGCCGCTTTACGGACACCAATGCCTTCTTCATCAAAACTGATTGCCCGAACGGTACAAAAATGTTTGTACGTTCACCGCTTCAGACCAAGATGGAACCAGACTTCGACACTGGCAACCTGCGCTTTAAAGCTCGTGAGCGTTACAGCTTTGGTTGGTCAGACTGGAGAGGTTTCTTCGGTAACGCTGGTGCATAAGCACTAGTCTACTGATAGACTAAAAATAGAAGGGCGTGGGAGTTGTATCCTGCGCCCTTTTTTAGTATAATATAGCTAACGTAGTTTTATTATAGGAGCGAACAACATGTCGGCAAATCTCAGAGTAGCATATGTTACTTGCAATACAACACTGGTTAATACCGCTGTGGATACAGTTAGTGGTGTATCTTTGAAGGGTACACGCATTAGAGGCGTTCACGCACAAGGCGTTGGCGAGTTTACTATCACTGGAACATCTGTTGACCCATTTGGCAACAACAATGGTGGTATCATTAAGTTTACTAACACAACCAATTCAGATGTAACTGAAGCCTATCTTACAGACGCAGGTGTCCGTATGGGCGGCACAGTAATTGTCGAGTGTCCTACAACTGCATCAACGGTAACAATTTATTATGGCTAATTACACATATCTTGTAAATGATATTATTCAAGCAACTGAGAATGATGGTTCTGAGTTTGCTGCCTATATTCCAAAAATGGTTAATCGTGTTGAAGATAGATTAACTAAAGCATTAGACGATTACGGTTTAGTAACTGCTACATCTATTGCCCTTACATCAGGAACAAATACCCTTACATTACCAAATGGAACTCTTATTATTAAGAACCTACATATTAAAGATGCAGGAAGTAAAATTGCACTGCTTCAAAGAACAGATGAATTTATTAATGACTACTGGCCTGTTAGTGCCAGCACAGGAACACCAAAGTACTATGCAAGAAAAACAAATACTAATATTGTTTTCGCTCCTACTGCAAGCGCTACTTACAGTGGTGAGCTTGTCTATGTCGTTAAGCCCTCTGCTTTAACTAGCGCCAATCAAAACAATTACTTTAGTGATTATTGCTATGATGCTTTATTTTATGGCTGCATGATTGAAGCTACTAACTTTATGAAGAA